TAATCAAATTCTTTTTGAAAGTTCCGACAGGGGCTTTGCTTGGCAATCACTTTTTTAACAAACTAAACTTTTTTTTAATCTTTTTAATTTTATGCTTGACTTTTAATAGTTAGTCTCTCTGTTTGTAATTATGCTTCCATTGCGAGTGAAGTGGGTATTACCAGAAGTGCATTCCTACGTTCAAATGCGCATCCATGCGCATAATGAACGCGCTCCACCGTCCATGGTTACGCTTACGGAATGGCACTTATGGCAACACCCACTCCACTCTTGGCTAGTATACAAAAAAATTATCTTCTGCCCTTTCCTGCTTTTCGTCTGTTGACGCCCCAGCTCTCATCAGCCTTAAAGTTATATATGGGACGAATCCTATGCTCAATTTTTGCTGTATCTGTTATAGCCGCGACAATCTCCTCTATTGGCTTATACGCCATAGGACACTCATCTAGTGTACCCTTATTAACAGAGGTTGTAAAAATGCCCTCCATTTCTTTCTTAAAGGCATTTAGGGTGAAAGTATTCTCAGCCTGGGTTCGGCTCATTAGTCGACCTGCACCATGAGGAGCGCTGTAGTTCCAATCTGCATTACCGAGACCTGTACAAAGCAGGCTCCCATCGCGCATATTAATCGGAATTAACAGCTGTTCGCCTTTTTGAGCTGATACTGCCCCTTTACGAAGAATCATGGCATCCAGATCAATATAATTATGGATTGTAGCAAAACTACCGTCATCCTTGATCTTCATGTTGCTCAATATTTCTTCTTTCATGATCTGTCGATTGAGAACTGCGTATTGCTGCATTATTGCCATGTCGTTTAAATAATTTTCCAGCATATCTCCTGATAGATATGCCATTTCATATGGCACTTCTTTTTGACTGCGTCCACCAACCGACTCATATGCTATCTTCTGGTAGTATTCTGCAACCTGTAGACCTATGTTACGACTCCCACTGTGTATGACGAGATAGATCGCTCCATCGTCGTCTTTTCCGGCTTCTATGAAGTGGTTTCCGCCGCCTAGTGTACCGAGACTGTCTATGGCACGACCAATGTTCACCTTATTCGCACAGTGTAGCTTTGATAGGTCAATTCTACCATGACTACGATGAGGACGCTCTCGAATATTCCTGCCCGATGGAATTTGCTTTCTAATATAGCTGTCAAGATCAGGCAAATTTAAGCGCTTTTCTTTTAGCTTCACCGTTTCCATGCCACAGCCTATATCTACACCGACCATGTTTGGCACGACATATTTATCAATAGTCAAAGTCGTTCCAATAGTACAGCCCTTTCCGGCATGTACATCAGGCATCACACGTATTTTGCTGCCTTTCATATACTCTTGGTCACACATGGCCTGAATTTGCCCGGATGCGGATGGTTCAATGTTATCTGTAAAAACTTTTGCAGAAGCATATTTCCCTGTAATTTCAATCATTTGCAAGTATGACTCCTCTTTTTGTCTTTGATTGACTGACATTATATCACAATATGTATGCATTGACCAAAATTAAGTTAATGATATTCTATAAGAACTTGGAGCTTTAAGATGAGTGAATGTTACGCTCTTTTAACCAAGTCTTCACTGCGAAGACTTGGTTTGTAGTGATTATCTCTCACATAACATACAAAACTCTTGTAAATTTTCACAAATATTTAAATTATCTCTTGACAGACATAATAAGCATATATATTATGTAAACAAATCTATAGAAAGCGAAAATATGCGTAAATTCATACAAAGTTTAATATGTCTCATCCTTATTCTCGCACTAGTTATTCCATTTATAGTAGGTATGTCTAACCCAAGTGAACATGATTGTTCGGTCTGTTGTGAAAACATTCCCATCGGCGATGTTAGTGTATTTGATTGGGAGGATTACAGGGAAGGACTTTTCAAACAAACGTACACGCTTCGTATTTTTCCAGAGTTGGAATCTGAAATAAGAACGATTGTATTGCAGGAACTATTTCTGGATGGCATTATCCCATCTTATGTATTTATGCTTAATAGAAGATGCCTTTGAAAACGAACACATTTTAACAGAGTTTATTTTTGATAATGTTACCGTGGAAATTGTTGGTACACGACAGCTGACTTGTTGCAGTTTACCCAGAAATGTATGGGAACCAATTCTTGGGTACGCACGTTTTAATGCTGTTAATGTGTGTGTGCTAGAGTGTCAAGACGGAAGATATAGATGTACCAATTGTCGAGCAATTTCTGCCAATGCTCATAGAGTAACTAACCGTAATGGATGTGGACGTAGTAGTAGAATAGCGCCACTATGTTCGCATCGTCACAACACGTGTCGACGATGTTAACACACAATGAAATCTTCAGAGTTGTGCCATCTGTTGTCTGTGTTTTTGAGGTTTTTGTGTATGAAAAAGAGATTCATTAATACTTTTAAGGTTATAATAGCTATAAATATCTTTTTACTAATAAGTGTACTTATGGGTTCAGGCTCACAGGCTTTTGAAACAGAAATGATTACACATACTACACCGGAGAACATTCAAACAGAGTATTGTGTAGGTTATCAAAGTGAGCAACAATTATCTATTAATGATGGAATTCTCTGGGATGATGGGTTGATATATTTTGGAAACGAAAGGTGGGGCATTGAAATTGTATCAGAAAACATTCTTGCCTTTTATGACATTCTTTTTCGTGGTTCCTATACCAGATTCGGGCTCACACCATTGTATGAATATATCCCACCAATAGAAATTGTGGATGATGGGTTTGGCATTCATTATGATTGGAATGATTTTCAACACAGGTTGGATGAAGTAAGTTATCATTTAACAATAAATGAAAGTTTAGAGTCAGAAGTGCCTACAATATTGCGACGTATTTTATTTATTGATGGTGTAGCACCCGGACCTAATCTCCCTGATGGTATTCCTGTTGCCAGACAGTACTGGACGAACGCCGAAGTTTTTGAACGATTCCAGGATGAAAACGTAAATATAGTTTTCGTGGAAGATTGTGCAGACGATTTCGATATTTTGACGTCAAATTTAAGTTGGCAAGTATTCAGTGGTGGTTGCATAATGAACTTTGATTTACTCCCGCTTGAACACATTTGTTATCAGCATATACTTTATATATGGCTTGTAGATTTTTCTAATGATGAACATCGTATTATATGGGATATGAAGTTTATTGTTGAGGCAGGATGTGGTCGTCCCTTACTCTTTAACTGAGTTTATGCACGTTATACGTACACTAAGATAAGTTGGAAGAAATAATTTAATCTTCCAACTTATTTTGTATGGTCTTTTGCAACATAAATTGCTGTTTTAATTTTGTACAAATTCAATTCATTGAAATTTATTTTTTCCGCAAAGACATTTTTTATTTGCCCAAAATTTTCATATAGCATCCAGTCGTTCCAATAGTACAGCCCTTTCCGGCATGTACATCAGGCATCACACGTATTTTAGTACCCTCCATGAACTTCTGGTCACACATGGCCTGAATTTGTCCGGATGCGGATGGTTCAATGTTATCTGTAAAAACTTTCGCAGAAGCATATTTCCCTGTAATTTCAATCATTTGCAAGTATGACTCCTCAATTTTCTAATTTTTTCATCCATTTTACTTTACATTCTATCAATTATTTGGTATAATTCGCAAGCGTGAGTGATAAGCGGGTGTTGCGTAATGGTAACGCTCCAGCCTTCCAAGCTGGCTACGTGGGTTCGATTCCCATCACCCGCTCCACGCAAGGTCATGACCAGTAGTTATTGCAACTACTGGTTTTTCTTTTTGTTGCAATGGTTTGCACCGTGTCACACATTGCACGAACGTGCAATAAGCTTGAGGTTTCGTACACGATTCTTGAGGTTTCATACAATGTTTTTTGCTAACGAATTTTGCTAACGCTTTACTGTTACATAATATCACAACGAACGGCAAACGTAAATAACAAAAGCCCCCTCACGGAGCTCTATGAGGGGTTGTACTCGCTTACGGCGAAAAAATAGGTAGGCAACCGAAGTCACCTACCGTTAATTCTTTATTCGCATTCACCGCATCCGCAACATTCGGTTGTGCCTATTATGTCACTCAAGCACACGACTATATCCTTGTGGTATGCTCAAGCGATACCCAACCTTGCCTACCGTTAAAGGTATTCTGTAGCCTACCCCAGCCGCTACGGGTCTCGACAATGGTTTGCTCCGAGTTGCGTGGCACTGTTGCCAGAACTGTGTAACCAGTGCCAGCACCAGAGCGTACGTTAAGCGGTAGCACCCTTGTTGTGATACGTACCCTAAAACTGTTAGTCGTAACGGTTACCCTTTGCGTAAAATCTCTTGATATCCAACCCTGTCTACCGCCAAATAGTTGCTGTAGTCTATACCAACCATTACGCAACTCGACAACTGTATGCTCGGACAGTCTTGCAACACTGCCTATAACCGCATGGTTTGTACCTGCACCCGCCCTTACGTTAAGCGGTAAGTTTTGGGTCGTGATACGCACTCTATGACCTACCTCGGGGGTTGGTGCGTTGGGCGTGCTTGCTTGCTCCCTAAACCGCAAGCCCTGCAATTCTGTCCAAGGGAAATGCCTGCCCGGACACGCCGTTGAGCCCACATCCCTGTGTCTCTGTAGCGTAAGGTTGCCATGTGTGCCTCTAAGGTGTTGTATCAGCCAAACCATAGCGTTGAATTGTGCGTCTGGCATATTGCGAGTGTTGTCATCGTAACGACCTTGACACGCTATACCTATACTGTCATTGTTATGACCACCTGCATGAGCACCAACTGTTAACTCACCACGTCCACGCCAGATTGTGCCGTCCATGTCTACCATAAAATGGTAGCCTATGCCGATCCAACCATTGTTTAGATGCCATCTGTGTACATCTTGCGGTGTGGCTGTCTCATGGTGATAGTGGTGCACTATGATGCGTCTTGTAGATGCCCGCCTTTGCGGATTGCTTCTAAACTGTAGCGCGGGAGATGGGTTTCTAATGGTAAAGTTCACTGTACAGCCCTCCGTCTCTCTCTCCGTCATCTAAGCCGTTCGAATTCTCAATAAAAAAATCTGCGTCAAAGTATATGTTAGATTTCTTGCAATACTTTTTTGCTTTTTTTATAAAAGCCTTATCATATCCGGCTGTCTTTAAATCCTCGCACGCTAACCTTGCGTTTACGCTTTTGTCCGAGTAGTAGTTTTTGTATGCCTTGTCACACAGCCAACCTGTACCAAGTACGCCAACGATGACCGCTATGACTTGACCTATCTGATAGATATGCGGTATCTGCCAGATGTGCGATACCCCTACTAAGATCGCACCGATTGTTGCTAACACGCACGTTGCGTGCTTTAAAACATTCCTTATTTTTTGCATTGCTTCTCCCTCGCTTTTATGATTTTTTGTAAGCTGTTGGCTTTTTTATCAAGTGCCGTCAACGCTTTTATGTCGTCGGGCGTTGCTGTACCGACTATTGACCGTCTTAGATATGGTGTGGATTGCATGTCTAAGTCATGTAATTCCTGCTTAAGTTTTGACAGCTCATCTGTTTCGGGCGCAATTTCGACTTTTGGTGCAACCATAGGTGTTACGCTTGCACCTGTTAAACCCAACCTTGCGGCTGTTGTTGCGGATATTGGGATTTGGGATGCCGTAATGCTGCCGGGTATTAGTTTTGCCTGAATCTCATCGTTGTCGCTGATAGTCGTGACAATGTGTTCGCCATCAAAGCCTGTTAAGCTTGATCCTTGCGGTATTGATGAGATAGCCGGTGCAAGGTTGGCGCTTGTGGGCGTTAATTGCTCGCCACCCATCTCTGCCACCACCATATGCGCTACTGCAACATTGGCTCTTATCCTGTTTGTTTGTTGTGGTATGCTCATTTTTTAGCCCTCTTTTTAGGTAGGACTTCTTTGACGTGTGCTAATGCATTTGTATACGTCAAAATTTGATACGGATACATGAACCCATCATCTCTATCCTCGTCAATTTCGGGTGAATGGTCGTCGTCCTCGACCTCATGCACGTGGTAGTATCCTTCAATTGCGTCTATAGCCTCTGTTAGATACATAACTAACTCAAGGTTATTTTCGTATTTAAATCGCAGTTTATCAAGTTCTGCAACTGCACCATGTGCAGATAAAATCATAATTGTACCCCCTATAGCAAAGTAGTGGCTTGTGGGTTGCGCTCGTTAAATAGTCGACCGTTTGTTACTCTTGACTCTGTCAAGCCGTTAAGCGTAAGTGTTGCAAGGTTTTGTCCACGTATAATCGACCCTGTGGTTTCCGCGCGAAATGCGAATCTGCTTGCAAGCGTTGCTGGTTGTGCAAGCATATCAGGAGCGCTTACTTGCGTTATAAGTGTGCGATTATTTACCCTAACCTCACCGCCGTGACCTGCATAAATGTATGCGCCGCCCCAGCCACCCATCGTGAGTGTTGTGTTGCCTGTACCTGTTCCGCCCGTAAAGTGTATTTTGCCCCCATCGTGTGGGTTGATGGCGTTAGCCGTATTTGTAGCCGCCACATTTCCTGCAGCACTTGCACCGCGATTGTTACCCCACAAAAAGGCTGCACCGCAAATTATTATTTCTGTGTGTCGGGCAGATATAGCTACACGAGTTGGGTTATCCGTTGTAACTGTTAAGGCTCCACGATATGCCGCTAATCCTGTGCCGGTGTGACTTATAAGCGATCCTGTAACCGTGGTTGTGAAAGCCATGCTCCCGGTGTTATGTCCCGCAATCGAGTTTGCATGAAATACAGCGGAAACATTTGACGAACCGCAGTTGTTTGCTGTAAACGTGCTTACCGCCATAGGTGCTGTTACAATAGCGGATGTAGATCCGGTAAGCGTTAAGTTACCAAGCACGATTGTTTTCAATATCGGCGCTGTGTTATTGATTGTAATCGTGTTAAATCCTGCAGCTGTTATCGTTGCAGGTACTACTGGATTATATAATCCAATTGGGCACCAATTGCGGTTAGGCGCTAGTGTTCCAGACGGTCTTGTATGTGCGTTGTTGTTACCTGCGATTGCAACTATGCAAACATAGGTGATGATATTGTTTGGTGCAGGTAGTCCTGTTGCAAACGTGACCACATCACCCAAAGCATAGGTTGTTGCCGCTGCGGTCGAGTATGTGCCGCGCCATGTGCAACCGGGCTGTAAGCGTGTTTGTGCATCTCGCACAAATTCCCATACGGCGGTTGCTGCTTCCGTTAGCGCTGGTGTTGTTCCAGCACCAGACACCCTGCGCCGCCATACATAACCATTTGCACCTGTGGTTAACTCTCCGACCGCAAAATTGGTTGTTGCTGCATATACAGGTGGTTGTGCTGCTACGTATCTGTTAATAGTCAACACACCATTTGTGGTTGTGTTACCCATTAAGTTAAGCGCTTGCGCTACCGTTTGACACGAGTTTGCGCGACTGTTTCCGCGCCTTTCGTCTGTGCCGTCTTGCGTTGCCACAAAGCGTGTGACTGTACGACCGACCGGACCTGTTCCGGTATTGCTTACACCTGCAAGTGGACATCTGACAAACTGATTGCCCGTTGTTATCGGGTTTGTGACGCGGATGATATCGACCGCCCTAGTAAGTCCGGGATCAATATTAAGCGCGGTACTTGTCGTGCCCCAATAGACCTCAACAAACACCCTTATTCGCTGTTCGTGGTGTGGTAAATAAATGGATAAGGTATTATCCGTGTCCACGAATGTCGAAAAAGGATTGTACTCCAACCCTTTGTTTAGCATCGTCATTTGTGTCGACGTTGCCAACCCTGCCGCTGTATGATAAAAACTAATCTGCGTATCAACGGCACGAACAAGGCGCTCGCTGTCTCCGTAAAATTTGCAAAGCACCCAACCTGCTGTTGTAGCAGGTATATTAGTTTTGATATGCACCCCTGCACCAACGGTGTTTATAAACCGCGATATAGGGCTTGATCTTGCGCCTTGCGGTATAGATGCTATCGTTACAGGTAAATTGGCGCTGTTTAAGCTCGTTGGCATATCAGCACCCATTTCCCCCGCTATAGAGTAGGATAGCTCAACATTCGCACTTATTCTATTTTTCTCTACAGCGTTTTGTGTCATGCCGTCACCTCTAGATTTCCGCTAGTGCTTTTGCTATGCTGTCACCCAAATAAACTCTAGTGCCGTTATGGTAACCTTCAGGTATTTCTATGTAGTCTTCAAGCAGACCGTCAAGCGTTAACTCCATTGCTCCGCGGTTTGGCATTGTGCCCGCTATAACTTGCCCTTGTGCATTTGTAAACAGGTCACCTTGCAAAACACCCTCTGCTTGTGCTGTGGTATTAGATACATCTTGGTACTGTGCAGGTATTGGGTAGACTTTTACGCCAGATAGCCCTATATAACCTTCAGCCGGTGTAATATTTTGCTCTGATTTGCTAGGCGTTACGCTCCTTTGTTGCAGGTTGATCGTTGCGCCGCCCTCTATGCCCGTTACAGTTCCGCCCTTGTGTAAGCCATCAGGAATTGGGATTGTTTCGTTTTCTTTGACTTGCAATTGTACTGCCCCATTGTTTGGGATTGCGCTAAACTTATCCACAACTTCCGCCATTGTGTCCGTTGGCGTGGTAAACCCCCAACTCTCGCCAAGGCTTCTCAGCGTGTTCCTTAGGCTTATTAACCCGTTTAGCAGTTTGTTCATCAACTCATATTGTGTCATTTTATTTCTCCTATATTTTTATTAATATTTTATTTATATTGGTTATCAAGATATCTACTCCACCAGATGTCACGGGTCTAAGGTCACCCGGTATTACCTTATCTGTTGTGTTTACGCCTAGCCTATTGTTTGCGAAGCTCAAAGTTTCGTCAACTTCGAAGGTGTCTACATTGCCATCTTTATCCGGTTCTTGACCATTAACTGTCCGTATGGCGTTTGTAATGTCCTCTATATCGTGCTTGTGTTCTGCCGGCGTAAAAGCATCTGGTTTGTTTTGGATGTCGCTCCAGTCAAAACTGCCTGCATACCCACCTGAACCAAACAATTCATTGCTGTGTTTCCACTCGCCGTTGATGTACCACCACACACCATCATCTTTGTGTTCAATATGCGTTATAGTCCCGGTGCCTGATTGTATGTACACGGACGGGTCTGGCAATACTGGCGGATCAGTCTCAACATCAGTAAAGATCGAGTCTCGTATTGTAAATTCAGCGATGTTCGACTGCTCAAACTTGCCGTTCAATCGCCTGAAACCGACCATCATCTGCAGCCGTGTTGTCCGCGTCAGGTCGCTCGTTAAAATTAACTCGTTGCTTGCGCCTAAGTTCACGGTTGGTAGCTTCTCGGTGTTGTCAAGAAAAGCGACCAACAAGTCATCGCTACCATACCCTTCCGGGCGTACAAATTCGAACATCTGTGCTTTGTTGTCGTGTTGTGTCGACACTGCATTTAGTGCCGGTCGCATTATTAGCTGGTCTCGGCTATCGAAAGCCATCAGTACACGTATGCGGTTCACACTCTCACCCCCTAATAGTTTGCGCCTAGCAACCACCCCAAAAAGCCAAATGCCGTACAAACAAGCGTTGCCACAACTGCATACACTATAGCTTTGCGTTTGGTGCGCTTGTCTTCCAGCGCTTCGTTTGCTGGTCTGTTTTTCAGGTCTTGCACATCTTTTTTTATCTCTTTAACTTCACTCTTTACTTCGGTGATTTGCTCGCTTTGTTTTGCAAAGGCGGTCACGGCGTGCTTCACCTCAACCGTTAATGTCTCTAAATTTGTTGCAATCGTATGAATGCTTGCAATCGTTTCTTCGTGCCTGTCGAGTCGCTTATGTGCCGACTTTGTGCTTTCTTCGACACCTCTTGTACGGTCTTTCAAGTCCATCATAATTTTGCATAATTCTTTATCGTCCGGCATCTATTTGTTCCGCCTTTCTTTTTTTGTGTCGTGCTTTGCTTGGCTAGATATTTCCATCAAGTCTTTGCCAACAAAATATATAACCACCAAAATTAGACATATTCCGCCAGCTATCCACCACATTACTCGACCTCTTCCCACAACGCCGGAACAGCCGGTGGCGTCCATCCTGCTTGTGTTTGGTGTGCTATGATGACCACAAAAGTGCGACCATCATACTTGCGCTTATCGCCAACATTGACATGTTCTCCGGCTATCCACGGCAGTGTCTCGCCGGGCTTTGGTTTGCCTTGCTTGCGCTTAAATAACGCTGGCGTCAACTCAGGTCGCCAATCTGCTTGCGTGATATGGCGTTGCAAGACCACCCACGTCACACCGTAATGATCTAGCTCCGTACCAACCTCAACCCTTATACCCGGTCGCCACTTGTCGCCGTTTTTGGGTGTGCAAATAGGCACTGTCGACATAGCAAGGTCAAGTAGTTCGGGTGTTAACTCGACCTCTAACCCTAGGGCGTATGCAAGCACAACCTCGTGTGGCTCTGGTGGTGCTGGCTCTGGTGTCACTCGTTTGCCGTCATCGTTATACAGCTCAATTGCGTCTATGTCAGACACGCCGCTGTATGTGATGACGCATTGACCGTCTTTGTAGCCACGTACCCATGTTTCTCCGTTAGTTGTGCCGTATGTGGCGTGGTCTACTGTTGGGTCTGGTTCAATTGGTATATCTTCGTATGGCTCTTCGATTGTGCCATCTAACAATTCATCATAAATCACTTTTCTACCTCCTAAGTTCCCTGTATTATCCCTGATGGACGTGTGATGGTTCCGCCCGTGGTCACAAAATCCATTACCGACGCTGTTGGTGTTGTGCCGCTCCGTGCTAGTGCGCCACGAGTAGCCGCCAGGTACGCTCGAAAATTGCCGGTGCCACTCAGATTCACGCATTGGACTCGCGAATTACTATCAGCAACTATTGCCGCGTATTGATTTTGCAAAAGCGAAGTGTCGACATGCACGTTTGTCTTGTAAGCTCGCACGCCCACATTTCCGCTGTTCGTGCTAACTCCCGCTGCTACTCTGCAATTCGTAATTAGGGCATTGTTTGAGCGTATAATGTCAAAACTACGCACATTAGCTTCTGTCGTGTTAAACCCTCTTATCTGGACTTCGCTCAATACGTTATCATTTATCACAACCCGCAGACAATTATGCGTGGTGGCAATCCCCGCCGCTCCTTCGATATTTAGGCGCCCACCGCCATGAAAATTCGAAATACTCAGCACACCAGCTAATGTTCCCGCTGACACGTTGACAGTAACAGCAGCCGCTAACCTCCGCGGCAAACCCTCTATAAAGGTTTGCAGATTCGCCATAGTGGTACTTAGTGTAATAGAGGATCTTGGAAGCACAACCATACCGGCATTAATCTCCGAGCATAGGCGTAAGCCTGTTATTGTTTGGGCGACATTGTTATGTACGGTAATAACGCTCCTACTAGCTTGGAAAACAATATTGTTGTTTGTACCCGATAAACTCATTATTGCTGCGGTAGCACCCGCCCAGATAAGCACGGCAATATTTTTGTTGCTAATAACACAATTGTCCGCCACGGCTACTCGACCTATACCATAACTAGCAACCCCCATATTACCTGCGGTAGTATTAACCCCCCCTGTAATATTCATTCTGAGTAGTTCTACGCCAGATGATGTGCCGCCTCCAATCAACACGGCATATCCAGTTGTAGCGGATGTGTTAAATCCGTTAAGCTCAATAAGCCCGAGCGTACAGCGATGTAGTGTAAACCTCTGCACCGTGTGTGTTGTGCCTGTTGCAGCTGCCCCATTAATAACTATAGTTCCACTACCAAAAAAACCTTCTAGAAGTATTTCGTCTGTCGTTGTTCCCGGTAGTACGTTTATGGTGATTATGCGGTTTATTAGTTTCGGCAAGCTGTCTATAGTCGCTTGTAACTCATCGATTGACACGTTGTTTATTACTTGTTCGGGCATGGTTGAGATTATAGCTACCACCGCCTCTTCTGCGCTTGCCGGAGAGGCGGTAAGCTGTTCTGCTATCGCCGGCAAAATAGGCACTTGAGCTGCAGCAACCTCATGTGGATTATCTTTGCGGTCTTCGTGGGTTTGCCGTGCGGCAGACTCGCTTGCAACATCCGCATCAAGAGTGCGAATGTTTTCTTGCATTGCGTTGATTTTTTCGGCTGTCAGAGTGCATTGTATGGGCGTGCCTATAATCCAAGCCCTAGCTACGCCAAAGCCGTTTTTAGTGTCAAACCCTCTGGTTAAGCCGCCTAGCGTGTCTCCGACTTTAGTAGCGTATCGTACCGTTTCGCCATTTTCGTCTATGCCTAACGTTGCTTGATTTGGCGCATCCGGAAACGCGTCCGGGTTCTTAACCCTCAAGCTTGTTGATGTGGCATTAATTGGTTCTAACAGTTCCGTTGGCGGCGAAAAGGGAAACCCCTCATGCATCGTTTTCAAATTCAACACTCTCCAATCCTACGGTCAGGCATCTGTTGCTGTAAAAGATGGTGACCTGATTACACTCTCGCTCTTCGCTGTCTCTGTTAAACGTTACATGTACAGCTGTAACGCCGGGTAAAAGCTCGCCGTCAACGTACACGTTAACGTTATTTGCAAATTTAAGCATAGTTCGCTCCTTTATACTGTTATTCCGCCGCGAGATAGGATGAACCCCTGTATACTCAAGGTCATCTGTACCCATGCCGGTGCGTTGGGTCTTATCTCAATGCGGTAATATCTGTTTCTCACTATTCGCCCATCTGAGCCGATAAGCCACTCGGTTATGTCTCGCTGAAATTCTCTTGCGTTGACAGTTTGCCTTGCTACACCGTTAACAAGGATGGTGAAGCTTGCCGGCATAACGCTATGCCTTCGCATCCCGGGCTCAAGAGTATGCTGATGGTTCGGCAAGGTTAAAGTGTGAGTGTGCGCCATGTCGTGACTATGGTTCGGTATGGACACACTATGACTGTGTCCCGGAATCGACACGCTGTGATTGTGGTTACCAATTGATACTGTGTGCGTGTGATCCATCTGATGTGTGTGTGCACCTAGCGTGACAGAGTGTCTATGGTCAACTCGCATGCGCTGGAAAGTGTGACTATGAGCTGTTGCACCAGTAGTCCCAGTTGTTGTCGCGGACTCTCGTATCGCAGGCGCATTCAGCGCCGCCACCCCGCCAGATGTACTTGCGGCTTGGAAGCCACCACCACCAACTGTTGTGTGTCGTGTACTCGGACCAGATGTGGGCGTCCCGGCACCACTGGCAGATGATGTTTGGGCTCCCCCGCCGCCTGATGCTGATGTCTGTGTACTTGCTCCGCCATTTGCGGTGGTGTTTCGGCTACTTGCTCCGGATGTTTCGGATCGTGCACCGCCACCTTGAGTTACCGCAAACGGCAATCTAAACTGGCTCATCTCAACGTCTAAAAGCACGTGCTTTATTTTCTCCAGTCCAGCCGGTATAAATATCTTCAAAAGTAACGGTGCTGGGGTGTCGCAATTGTCAGATGCATCTCGCTCGAAAATTTGACTCGATCCTTGACCGTGTGCAGACTCAATTCTTTGTCTGTCTGCAAGGTTTGCTATGCTTCCAGCTATGTCTCTCACCTTGTTGGCGATAAGAACTTTCGTTACTGGCACTTCGTCATAGCTTGTTTCAACCCCGACTATCCACGTTGTGAGGTCTGCGTCCTCGACCCTAACAAGTCTTCCAATCCACGGTGTAAACACGTCCACATCGTCAAGCATTGCCATATCCACAGAATATTCCTCATACAGCTCTTGAGATTCGCTCAATATCGCCTGTCCTGCTTCTAATAAGCTTCGCGGGTTTGTATATCGACGGTCAGTCCATATGCGTTCAATTATTCCGCGCTTATCTGTGATCGCTTGCGGCGATTGAATGAACGGCACACCGCGGTTCACGTCTCTGATATTTACCTGATACGTTCCTTCGCTTTGTCCTAGCGGATAAAGGCGCGTGCATAGTAGTGTAGGGTCACCGCTTTTAACAAGTTTTATCAAGTTCTTGCCCTTACGGATAAATAACGCTTTCGATATGTCCGCAGACAACCGTCGCAGGTGTATGCGAAACGGATATACGCTTGTATCAAATTCCCACATATACGGCTCTGTAAACGGTGTTGCGACGCTCCACAGGGCGTACAATATGCTTTCTTGCTCCCACGCATACTCAAACTGTCGATTTATCTCAACGTCACCCAAAATCCAATCGACACGCTTTTGAGAGTCCATCGCCCACACTCGTGTCCATGGGTCATAGCGTCTGTTTTGGCGCTCTAAAAGCCATCGCAAAACTGCGGTTGTATTTGTGCCAACATTACCAATTACATGATGCCCGAACATAACCTTGTCAATAAGTGTTGCGATTACGTGTTCGCACGTATAAATTATGTTTCCGAGCTCATCCAGTTCAATGCGTGTGGGCATGATTCTGTACAACTGCCCTTCGTCATAGTTAACGTACGCAAACGGTTTGCAGTGTCGGTTTTTATGGTCGTTTTCAGGCAATGCAAAGGACAGTGTGCTTATAGCATTTATGCGCACGCTCTCTTTGACATTTTTAGCATTTTCGAGCACAGCAGTTTGTCGTCTGCGTTCGTCGTAAACCCTTACCATTATAAAAACCTCTCTACGTATACCACTTCGCCGCTAAGTGCGTTTCCAGTGCCTGTAGACACATTCAGCGACTGCAAGTTGCGTGCGAAATGAATCCAATCGCCACGATATAGATGTATAGCGTTCTCGCCGTTTAACAGCACATTAAATGCATCGCTATCAATCCTTAACTCGCCGCCAGGCGGTATCACTACATTTATTTCAGCACTGTCAAAACGTATGGTTTCACTGCTTGCGATCGCAAAGAAGAAACCGTCAAACCCAACACGCTCATGCATAAGTAATATAAAGTTAATGTCTGCTACAAATTCGCCTACAAACGGCAGATTCTCATGCATCATTTTTCCGACGTGCAGATTTGCATTGATTAATGAATTAAGATCAAGCGGTTCGTGCATAACCTTGCCGATATGAACTTCAGCATTTACTGTCGTGATTGGAGCAAAGCTGGTACGCACTCTCACAACAAACGATGACTCTACCAGAAACTGTGTTGAGACCTTGAACACTCCACCGACTCTGATTGTCAATGCCGTAACCGCTTCAAAACGTGCCACAGAATTTAGTCTGGATGCTGTTCTGCGTGCCACACCAAACAAGCCTGCAAAGGTGGCGTGAGAGCGCATCTCGGATACTATATGTTGCACACGTTTTGAAACGTTGTATCTACCAAGGTTGTACTTCATGTGTGTCTCCCTAATCTATCGTTATGCTGATTGCTCCCTCACTAAATACCGGCTTATATCCACGGTGCAAAAACACCTCATCACGGCTAACTGATGTCATGGCAGCACCACTGGTCGGAGATTCCATCAGGGCAGTCCAAGCCCACACGCCCCATTCGCTTATCGGCTCGTTAAATTCAGCCGATACAGAGTTGATGATTCGAGACTGTCCGCCAACCTCAATTGTCGGTGACGAAAACTCTACCGGCACCCGTTCGTACGCCTCGCCAGCAAGCTCTACACCGCCCGCCTGTGGGTCGCTACTAAACAGCGCCAAGTGCGGCTGTATACCACCAAAAGTGTTACCCCTCAATACGTTGAGTGCCCTTGTTTTCCACTCTCGCGTCTTGTCGCCGACAACGAAGTAGCGTATAGATCCGGCGGACACAGACGGTTGCTGTCCTGCACGAATTTCAAGCGGGGTTGTAAGTTCCCCGTAAAGAAGCATATTACCGCCGACCGGCGCGTCCGATATACCTACAAACCTTGCTTCACCTGCATCGGTTGGGCTTGTTTCCCATAACAGTGCATCAGGGTTACGTATACCAACCCTGTCGCCCTCAGTGTACGGCGGAGTGAACGTTATCGGCAAACGTGTATATCCGGTGTAACTAAGCTCAATCCCAGCCTGTCCGGTGTTTGTTGGGTTATTTAGATATAGCCCGACAAACAGGTTGTTAATCCCAACAGCTGGGATGTTGCGGAATGTGTTAAGTAGCATTTCCTCGTAAAAATGTGTTGCAAACATGGTTATCCTCCTGTTGTTGATGTTGCGGTTAACACAACCGTCGATATTGGGGCTGTGCCTGTGTTGCGTAAAATTATGAGCGTCGGAGTTTCCGCTGTGCCTCTGTACTCGATTTCGTTGTTGCCGTGCGAAATTGGCATGACGACCTGTTCGCCGTACGCAAAAGGTTCGCACGTAAAAACAAGCTCAAACGTTCCGTCGGTTGAGCGTATTTCGCCGAATGTGCTACGGTTATAATGTGCTCGCAAGTCGCTAGGGTCGAACAGTTCACCGACATAGTGCTTATCAGGCTCTACATCAAGCACTATTCGCCCTCGTTCAGACAGCCATAGGGTTATTTCCCTAAACTCATCACGGCTGATATTGTCTTCTTTGTCGTTTAGCCAAAAGCACCGCAACCTCAATTGCCTGTCGTTAAAGAACGTATTGTCGTGTAGGTGTGTGCCGTGTCTGAACGGTATCTGCCTGCGCTTTTCCCGTTTAAACGGCATCACGATGTCGTATGACGTGGCGTATATTCCGAACTCCGCACTATTACGTCCGTTAAAGTCAAAAGTGAATTTATCCATATGCCACCCCTCTGCTTCTTAGCGCACCAAGATAGCCAGTTTTCAAGTATTCATCCACACGACCCAAGACGTACTCCAAGTCCATTTCGTTGTTGATATTTATTACTAGCTTCTCAATAATTCCGCCGCGTCCGCCAACAACCGCTTCCCTTGAGTGCATGCCAGCAACGCCGCCAACGTTTACGTTTGTTGCCGGAATGTTAATCAGTTCTGATACAGCAGCCTTTGCACGTGCGACCTTGTTTAAAATACCTATCGCATAGCCTTCACCGGTCTGTTCACCAAACTTTTCAAACACTCTTGATGGCGAGAATATTTGTAATGCGTTTCGCATTGTGTTCGCTACAGCGTTCGCCAATGCTTGTGCTGCGTTTATAGCTCTCCACGCGTTTGCGTTGATACCATCCGCCAAACCTTGCGCAACGTTTGCACCCATACTGTTGAAGTTAGCGTTAGTCAAAGTACTGCATATCTCGTCCACAACATCTCTAGCTAAGAGCATCCCCGCTTTTACAGCCATAAAGACCTTTTTGGTTATGCCCGTGCCTAACGCGTCAGGCACAGCTTCGCCGATTTCGACAAATTCTCTAGGTGGTGAACGCATGCGGAATATTGACTTTAATGCATCTATTGTGTCTTGACCTAAATCTCTGGATGCTAGTTCTGCGGTGATCGCCTCGTCTGATATGCCTTGTGCAAGTGCTTGTACAGCCGCTACTCCGGCATCGTCAAACCCAACTTCTTGTATTTTGTTATATAGCGATTCATGTGCCGAGGTTGCTAAATCAGCAGCCGCACTCACAACTTCCTCGTTAGCACCAAGCCTTGTTGCGACATTCGTGACACCGGCATCCATGGCTAACCCCATGTTCTCTGCCATGTCGTAAAGTTCTCCGACAACGTCGTTCGACATTAATGCTGCTATAGCAGGGCACTCGTTTGCCATATCGACCATGGCTTGCACAACGTTTTCTTCAAACCCTTGTGCTCTCAAGCGTTCAGTCACATCGACAACGTTATTGCCCCACTCTATAGTCGCCTGTGCGTTGTTGTATAGGGTTTGCGACATCTCACCTAACGTGTGCTCGGTTTCTGTTGACATCTCCCTAAAAGCGTCTGTTGCCTTGCTTGCTATACGTTGATATTCTTCACCCAGCAACTGCAACACTTCAGCTTGGCGCTCTGCTGATTCGCCGATTGCTTGTAGCGTTTCGTAATATGCCTCACGGATTTCAGCTTCTGCTTCTTGTGCAACATTTGCCGCGTGTTGTCGCGAGTAGTTGATAAGGTCGTGCGTCTGGATTAAGTGCTGACCATATTCGGTTGCGGCTTCAGACATCGCGTCATAACCGTACACTGCCATGTTCAGTACACGTTCAAGCGATTCAGCGTGCCCTTCTAGCGAAGCCGCCCAATACTCTTCTTGCTGGATTAAATCAACGTATGCCGCAGATGTGCTGTTAAGTACCGGTACATATTCTTGCCTAAGTGCGTTCCATCGCATTTGCACGTCGAGACCTTGCTCACGTGCATCTGCTCGTGCCGCTTGAACTGCCGCCAACTGCTCTTCAGCACGTATTTGTTCCATCGTTATTTCGGTGGCGCGTTCTCTTAATGCAGCTGCTCTAGCCTCTTCCGCGAGTGCATCGATACGCTCACGTATCGTTGACACATTTGTCTCAAGCGCACCTGTTTCTTCGTTTATGACAGCAACAGTTTCACCCATTTTGTCGTTGAGCATATCAACATATGTTGCTAAACGTTGCCTTTGTTCGGCGGACTTGTTTTCAACGCTGTTAAGTTCTTCGATTCTGTCAACAAGGTTTCTAGCAGCACCTGCGTTAGCGTTAAGACCCGACATTCGCTCGCTGTGTGCGTTTGCACTGTTTTGCATCGAGTCAGATAGCCTGTCAGTTTCGGCTCGTAGAGCTTCGGTGTCTTGTCGCAACTGTCTCGCCGCATCGCTCTCTCTGTTCATGGCGTTAACAAGTGCGATAATGCCCGTGACTAACAGTGCAACAGCCGCAATAATGAGACCTATCGGGTTGGCTTTCATTGCAAGGTTAAGTGCTTTTTGCGCCACTGTAGCTAACGCTATTTTGCCAGTCAATATTCCCTTGACCGCTGCCCATGCTTGTGTGGCGATACCCATGCCCTTCATCTTGGTGCTGGTTAATCCAATGGACGCTGCGTACTGTGCAAGGACTGCCTTTTTTGCTACAAGGACTTTTTTGAAATCTGCTATCTGTGCAGTTATAGCCATCCCGGCTTTCCATGCTGTAATTGCTCCAACAACAGCCATGATCGCAGGGGCAAACCTCACCACCATGTCTATAACGCCAACCAGTGCACCGCCTAACACAGAGAGTATTCTTACCAGCGGAGGTACTGCTCTTGACGCTAGATTGATGATGATTTCTGCAAGTCGTGCTATGACCTCACCAAGCCTCTGCATTACGGGGTGTAAATCTCCACCTTCACGCATACGCATTGCAAGGTCTCGCATCGTTTCTGCGGCTGTCGCTAATACATTCGACACAGGGGTTTCAATGATTCCCCAAAGCGTTTTGAGCATATCTGCACCAGAGTTCTGGATCATGCCCATGGACTGGTTGAAACTAAGCGTATTGTTTTCAGCCATCTGTGCAGCTATGCCGTACTCGCCTAAAGCGGATGTTGCGTCATAAAAGCTCGGTATAACCTCGTTCTGTATCTCTTGTGCTAAGTTCATGAACTCGAACCATGCCTGTTGTTGTGCTTGGTTCATGTTTTCAGTAACGAACTGAGCCATTGCTGTTTGATCGCTGTATTCGCTCATTGCTTGCGCGACTTCAAACATTAATTCTTCGTTAGTCTTAGCTGTTCCGTTAGCGTGAGTCATAGACACGTTGAAACGGCTAAGCATTTCAGCTGTCATCTCGGAATTCGTGCCGAACTCCATCATAATTGTGCCCATGCCGGAGTACAGTGCCGCGCCCCTGATACCGGCCTGATATAGTCGCGTCATGATTGCGACGTTAGTTTCGCTAGACGCCCCGAACTGCTCGAACGCAGGTGTCATCCGGAACATATAATTTTGCATATCGTTAAGGCTGATTCCGGTGTTAGCTATGCCTTGTGTAAATAGGTTTATATACTTATCCGCATAGGACGCGTCTTTGCCGACTTTAAGTAAGTAGTTGCCCAAAAAATACGCAGTGCTACCAAGATCGTTGCCTGTAGCTTGTGCCATTGTCATGGCTGATTCCATGATGCCTATTGCGTGGGTTGCATCTTGTCCTGTAACCGCTACATACGAGTATGCGTTTGCTATCTCTTGAGCACTAAACACACCGTCAAGCCCCATGTCACGAAACGCCATCCCCAACTTTTCAACGTCGTCTCCGGTCATGCCTGTACGTGACTGAATTTTGTTCATGGCGGAATCATAGTCTGTGCCAACTGCGATAGCAGCACTGCCGACTGCGACTAATGCCGTGCCGATGACTGCTGCTCCTGCGGCGACTGCTTTGCCCATTCCTGCCGCAAAGCCTTTACCACGCCCTTCCGCTTGCGCTATCCCTTGCTCAAATTCGCTTGTATTTGCACCGATTCTTGCGAATACGGAAAAAAGTTCTATGATGTCCACCACCTATCGTTGTGGGATTATTCGCCTTTGGCTAGTTGTGCTATTACGTCGAACACGTCTGTGCCCTCGGTTGTCTGCTTCTGCACGACAACCTCTTTCGGCTTTGTGGTGTCGTGATATCTTTGCAACTTGTCAGGCTCTTTAACATTCCCTGCGGCTGATAGCATTGCCATGTCCGCAAAGTAGTTGTCTTTAATGGTCTCGTGTTCATATTTCGCTACAATGTAAAACTCCAACGCCTCTATTGGCATTGGTGCTACTTCTGCGGTGTATCTAATGGCATTTCTTTCGCCAACCGCTTCAACTGTGGAAAAAAACGCAAAAGCTTCTCGTTCGTTATTGTTTCCTGTATCATCTCTATGATCTCTAAAAGACCATAGTCGTTCTCCAGAGTTTCTGGTGTCATCCCATACAAGGACGAAATGATGACCATGATGCTTTCGTTTTCTTTGTCAAGAACCTGTACAAGTATGTCCGTAATTAGGTCGATGCCATTTTCTGCGGCTTCTTGCTCCGCGACATCCATAGCTTCGGTTGCCTCAAACACAAGTCTTTTTGCTTCAGCTTTGGCTTCATTGTCACCTTTAAGTGCCGCTTCTGCGGCTATGCCAGCGGCAAGACGTGCGGCTTTCGCCGCTTTCGCCTTTTCACCACCGGTTCTTTTTTGTTCTACATACTTCAGCACACCTAAAACCGACTTGATATGCGGAATGATTCGTAAAATTATTGTGCGTTGCTTTTTGTAGGAACATTCATCTAAAAAATACATAGTTACCCCCTCACTTCAGGCATCTTTGGTAGATCCGACTTTCCAGCCTTCGCCGTTGCCGCCGCTACTGGTGCCGCGCCGTCTGTACCGCCATCATCAGCACCATCTGCCGCAAAGAAGTACGCTCTAAGCGGAGCAACGCCTCTCTCGATGTCTGCGAGGTCTCTCAAGTGTCCTGCAAACGTGACTGCAATAGTTCCCTCGTTTTGTGATTGAGACGTGACTGTAAAGCCCTCGGTGTTCAGTGCACCGTCAAGCACAAACGCGAGTATGCCACCGTCAATTCGAGCTGCTGCCCATACAAGGGTTTGCTCAAAGTGTTTCGGTAGTAGTCTTGTGCCAAACATTACTGCACCGGTGCTCTCGTCAACAAACGATGTTGCGATTACACGGTCAATGTTCTCTTTTGTGATCTCTCTGATCGTGGTTGCGATTGTCGCGGATTCCCAGCCGTCTTGAACGGTAGACGCCGCAATCGGGGCTGGTAAATCGTCGACTTCAATCTGACGTTTCAGCGGCACAAGTGCCGTCGTGATTCCACCAACAGTTGCACCTAGTGCCTTGTTGTCTCTTGTCGCTTCTTGCAACAACGAAGCAAACTCTCGCGCTGTTGTTGATGCTGTAACGCCGCTTAAATCTATGCCAAAATAAAGTGCACCTGCACCTGTTACCATGTTGTTAAAACTCTCCTGTGTTAACCCGGATGGTCTAAAACCTAGTTCCATTAGTTATTACCTCCTAATGTGTTCTCATATGCTTCTACCTTGCCGCGCAAATAATCGACACTCGACTTGTCGGTCACTATCTCGATTGCGCGGTCAAAGTTGCCTTCTATAATTTGTCTTTGCGATGCGTCTTGCACCATGGGGCATATTTCGCCCTTTAGTCCATATAGGATTTCTAATAGCTCATTCAATACATGTACCCCCTTGCGAGTAGGTTAAGTGTGCCACGCACTATGCCCTGGTCGGTCGGGTCACCTTGTGGGTAAATTACAAACGGCGAGCCCCTGAAAAACATCACCGCACCCCTGTTGTCGTTTAGCCTCAACACAACGCCTTCTTCGGGTATTTTTGATGCTATTTGATCGACAACAGAGTTGACCAACCCCAAGAAGCCAGCTTCATGCGATTTATCCCACACCGTTACGCTGATGTATGTGCTTTGCGTATACGCAGGGCATACTAGCGGATATGCGATGTATGGGAATTTAGGTGCTTTCTGTCCGGCTTGGTGCTTATCGACTGCATAGTGGTCTTGATACGCAGGGATGGCCACGCCAGTAACGGGATGTTTGAACTGCCCCCAGAACTCTTGTAAAGTCATGTCTAGCTGGTTCATTCGATGTCCTCTCTGTCTATTACGAAAGCATCCCATGTAGACACTTGCGTAAGTGCGTTAGGCGGCGTCGTAAGGTCAAGCCCGACTATTTGGATATACTTTTCACCGCGCAGTCTGCGCAATTTAGTTCCTGGTTCTAGTTGTACGCTAGGGTTGCAAGCAAACTTGCCTACGGTAGACACGCCCTGGGCGTCACCTATCGGTACATTGATTGAGCTTTTTTGCTTAAACATGCCGCGTATCTCGTCGCCATCTACAAGCACCTTTCGCGTTTCGTATGGCGGCTTAAAGCCCGACTCTCTTTCTGCCCAGCTTTGGATATAAAATGTCTCATAGTAGTTTTCAAGCATAATGACCCTCCTACAACGAGCTGATCAACGTTGATTGGAACATCTTTCGCCAATTGCCGTGTAGGCGTGACGAAAAGACGCTCTCCCATGTAGCAGGTGCGCCATCTTCGTTCGTTGCTAGTGTTTTCGAGTAAAACCCCACTACCGATTCTGATACAACGTTACTCGGTTTGCCTGCAGGCGATTCTTGCCATTCGGCTATATCCTTACTCACGTCTATCAAGTCCTGTGGTAGTCTCAAGCGCCACACGGCACCGTTAAACTCTTCGTTTTTTACACACACGATAGCGTCGTCAGTTCCGTTGCCTAGCCAGTACAGCGAGCCGTTAACGTTGACTATCTTATATATGCCGTTGTTTAACGTGCTCCCTGTTATGGCTATCCATTCGCCGATAATGTATTTTTCAGAAAGGGCGATCTCACCATCACTGATAGTAAAACCGCCTCTCTCAACACTAATCTCAAAAGCATTTCTTAAATGCCTTACCACCATTCTTATGGCGCTGTTTAGCTTCATTGTGCTTCCCTTATCTTTTTGATGAGTGTTTCCTTCTTGGACACGCTCGCAGATATTTCAATTCCGTTAGCTTCTGCGAATGCTCGAAGTTCCTCTGCAGTCATCTGCTCAAGGTCTTGGTCACGCCAATCGGCAACCATCTTGCGTTTTATACCAAGGTTCGTGTCGGTAGACACCTGCACACCTCTGTCTTGTAGCTCTGATGATAGTTGCGCTCTGTTCATGTCTTCAACATTTGGGGTCGGTGTTAATGCCGCCCCACTTACGCTAAAGGGCGTAGTACCGTAAACGGAAACGCATCAGCGCCCTTGTCAATGCTGATTGGGTCAACCACTTGCCATGCAAGCCTCATAACTGCACGTAGCGCAACCATGTCTTGCTGAATCAGGTTGTAGATAACTTTTCCGTCGTCATCAGAAATGACGCCGCTGTCGAATACACGAAAAGTCATGTCTTGCCTGATTGAATAAACTGCGTTATTCCATTCTCCTGCAATCGCAAGAGCTTCGTTTCTATCCCATGTGCCTTTGCCTACGAAGTGAACTGGAACACCAAACGGGTTGTTGTCGCTTCCACTTGTCGGGCTCGTGAACAAAAATTGACCATTATCGTCACGCACATTGCGCAGCTTTGAGCGCAAGCGGACCTGTCCTGCTACGCCTGTTACGTCATAGTCATTTTCCTCAAGGTCTGCAAACGTATTGTTCAAGTCTTCAAGAATATCTCTGCCTGCACCTGCTTGTACTTCTTGACCTGCCGCTATCGCAGTAGGGATTAAGCCTTGCGGCCATTCGATTGGTGCCTTTGGATTTCCACCGTTAAACACTTGGTTGTCAAAGACTCGACCAAACGCTTCAATTAGCGCAGGTTCTGCTTCGCCCCAAATGTCATAGTCTGCGTCATCTAGCACAGCTTCGGGGATAGGGATGATTGCTGCAATCTCACCAACTACGAGTTGTTTTTTACCCCACGCCATATTGGTTGTTATTTTCATTCCAGCATCGCCGTCAACAAAGTCTGCGTTTGGCAACATTTCCAAAACTGGAACTTTACCAACTTTTGTAGACATGTTTGGTAGTCGCCTCATTAGCTGCATTGCAACCGACTGCTTTCTAACGCCGCTAATTAACGATAGTACTGCTTCTTCCGGTATAAGTGCCTCTGCACCGTTTCTTGTGATCATTTCTGCCATGATATCCTCCTATTGTCTGCCTGTAGCAGCTCTGATGTTTTTTGTAATATTCATAGATGTAAGCGCTTGTTCTATCTGCTCCTTTTCTTTGGTCAGATATTCTTCCGCTAACTTTCGGCGCTCAGAATCTGCACGAATTTCCTCATAATGTACCAGGGTTCTGGCATCGGACTCTGTGCGCCATTGTTTTTCCTGTTGTTTCATGATGTCCTCCTACTGGGTGTTGGCAGAGTTGATTGTTTCCTCTTTGCCTACGCTTTGACGTATCCACGAGTTCATGCCACCCTTTGGTGTTACTGTTTGTCCGTGTGGTGATTTGCCAACATCCGTGCTCTTTTCTTCCATTTTGCCAACATAGGTTCTCAGCGACGGAATTGTCGAAATCGCTTCTACATATTCCTCGAGGTTTGTGATCGCACCATTTTCGTCACGCTTCAAATCGTTGCGATTGTATCTATCGCTTCGCATAAAGGTTTCAAGCGTGTCTCTCGCCTCTCGACTCGTTGCGTAACCTGCTGCCTCAAGAGCATCCACTACAGTTTTGTCAATAGCTGCATCTGTCTTTTCCTCATCATAGGCTGTCTTGGTCGCTGCGTGTGCCACTTTCTCTGCTTCCAAATTCGCCTTGAGGTCACTCTTAGTTTTTGCGTGTGCCACTTTCTCTGCTTTTAACTCACCTTTCAGCGTGTCTAGCTCTGGACTGGGCTTCTTCGCCTCATCCAGCTCTGCGCTTACTCGTGTGAGTTCGGCATTTGCTGTTTCCAGATCTTCTTTCAGGTTTTCAACTATGGCGTTATGGGTGTTCATGATTCTGGTAATCCCATCATCGTCAATCCCTGTTTCTGTAGCCTGTTTGGCAACATATTCTCGTGTGAGCTTCTTTGACATGGTATGTCCTCCTAGTTTTGATCTCGCAGGTGTTCACCTGCCTATTCCACGTAACGCTGTGGTAGCAATGCATGTTGGTAACGCCGTCATGCTCGGCTATTAATAAAGGCTGTTTGCAGCCGTTTATTTGTACAAAAAAAGAGCCGTCACCATTTCTGGCTTCGACTCTCTGTATTTAGTTTCGGTTTGCGCTATATGCAGTCGGCTTCTTGAAACGCTTTTAGCATTTTGGGTATCTGCAAGTCAAAAAATGATGCTATTATTTCCTCATCCCATTGCGTTGAACTCTTGGACAACCCTGATTCCGCAATAAACGCATGGATTATTTCATGCCTTAGTGTTCTGTCGAGTACCGCTTTCTCGTTTGCCATCAAGTGATACTCCGAGTTGCCCGGCGACGGCTTTCTGTTCTTTATGATAACAATTTCCTTCGTGCTCTCGTCCATGAATCCGTCTGTTTCGTTTAACAGTGGGTGCTTCTTTGCGGTTGAACGTATTATCGTGTACTCTGTGCCAAGTATGTTTATAATCATGTTAAAACCCTTCACCTAGCGTCTTCTTTGCAACTTGTACATAGCGGTCTTTATGGTTGTACACCGAATTTTGCAGATAGGGTCTTGCGGTCATAAATCGCGTTCCCATCGTCAAGAAGATGCCGTGAGGTGCCGTGTTGCCGACTCGCACGTCATCATCGCTGACTACAAAGGTGTTGGAGTTTATCATTTCGCCTCTATCGACTGCCCCCATGCTCGCTATCTCAATTTCTGCAAGCGAGCTTTGTAGCACACCCCACGCCGTCAAGCATCGTTTCTTGTTCGCGTTGAGTTGTGCAAGCACATTTGCTTTGTTGCTTCTAAATTCTACTTTCATCCGCTTCTCCCTTACACTTGCAAGCTACCGACCATAACGCATCGACAATTTATTGTTTCCTCTGGAGCTCCGTTAGGGTCTCGCGGATACATCATTCCGTTCGAAAACGGCTCATCAAGTTCCGCCATTTCCATGCCCATGTGTTGGTGCGACTCTCTAGTCCTGTCGTCAAATGTTGCTAGCCACATCTTTCGGATAGGTATACCCATATCTCGAGCTTCGTACATACTTATCATGCTACCTTGGCTCAACGCCCTCAAGCACTCTGTCCTTGCTATCCGTATCGCTCGATATCGACAACCTTGTGTAACGCCCCTTAGTCGCGACATAATCTGTTGTATTGATTCGCCCCTAGCTATTGCTTGTGCAAACTGTCGCCGTACCCGCCTAGTTATTTCGGTCTGATTCCTAAGGTTTCTTAATGCTCGTTTATAGTAAAATGCACCTATTTGTCTATCGGTCACTATTTGTTGCATCCACGCAGGGCTTGAATACGAAAGCGCACTATACAAACCGCTGTACAGCGAATTCAGTGCTGTTGCGCTAAGTGTCCCGACCGCAACAGCGATTCCTACGTTCTGCAACTGGTTGCTTATGTCGGTCACGCCGGAACGATAACCAGCGTGAAACGTGTTTCGACTTTCGTTGCCGATCAGTATTCCTGCGTATTCACCACTTGCCGAAATGTTGTCGACCATGCTTTGCACAACTCTTGTCTCTCGTTCTATACTCAACAAGTAGACATGTGCGGCATATTCGCGTTGTGTCACCGAACTGTTGGGTGGCGGTTCGAATCTCGCAAGCCGATATCTTGCACGCCTTAATTGTTGCTGGTTGACTCTTTCAGCCACCCTATATATCAAATTCAGTTGCCCGTCAAGCGCTCTCAGCCTGTTGTTCGTCTGCCTGTTCATCCATCAACCTCTTTTTAAGCTCCTCGAACGCTTTGATGTCCTCTTCGTCCATGCCTATTTGTTCGGCTTCAAAGCTCTTGATAACACTGTCGGCAACCTCTTGTGGTACTGCCGGAGATAGTTTCGCGCGCCACTCAAACGGCATGTCAGGCAACCCTTGCACCAACATTTGGACTATTTCCATATCATTGACAAGAGTTTTGTGTGTAAATGTGACGTGTTCGTGTTCGACACCTGCAACTTCGAGTAGTCCCTGTATGTGCATCCTTGCTTCCGCTTCCACGCCTACCATTTTTTTATTTTCTCGCTGCATTGCGGCTTTAATCGCTACCGTAGTAACGCCACCACTCATTAGGATTGTTGGGTTCATTATTCTTGCGTCTCTGTATATCGCGACTTCCAATCTATCAAGCGTTGCATCATGTGACAGGTACGGTATGTCGGCTTGCTTTGCGTCAATTTCCGTCTCGCCTACATCGCCCCCGGCAACAACCCCAAGCTTTCTCATTGTGCTTAGCATCGCTATCAACTCATTAGGGTCACCGCCGTACCCTTTTAGCACCCACATGATAAACTTCATTTTGAGTGCTTCATCCATGTAGCCTGTGTCTTTTGCGTCATACACATTGATTTTTGAAACAATGGGCAACGTCAACTCCGAAACTCTTTGCGGATTTGTGTACAGCGGAACTATCGGAAACGCAGGATACGGTTCACCAGCTACGACCGGTGTAGTTTGTTCGTAGCCCTCGCCGCCTACCGGCACTTTGAGCCTGTAGGGGTGAACTTGCTCGTTATCAAGCGTTTTGCCGTCATGCTCTCTTTTCCACTCGGTGTAACCTGCCATTGTGTATAGTTGCACAACCCATGGCTTATCTTTAGCTACACGCCAAAATCTCAACCCTGCCCTATGTTCGCCTGTGCGTTCGTCAGGAAATGGCAAATATTCCGTAGCTTTAAACATCTCAACATCGCCGTTGTTGTAAAATCCATAACTTACGCCGTGTATCGCCGAATATGTTGCCATTTGATGTGCGACATGGGAATAGTTTTGTCCAAATATCTCTTCAGCGTTTATAGGCTTGTTAGCTTCTTCCTCGTCGTCGACTTCTTCTTCGTTTTTTGGCAACCCAATTTGTACGGGGTTATCCCAAAGTCTACCGACAATATGTCCGACTATGATTCCAAAAAAGCCGCTATATATTTTTATATCAGGCGAAAGGTTTATCGTTGTGCTTTCTGTGCCTAAACCTACCGATATGCTGTTTTTTGCAAAGCTGTCGAGAAATGGGTTCTCGCCTAAAAAATACTTCTCATTTCTGTTCATCTCTCTCAGGCTTGCTATGTGCTTGTCCATCGTTTCAATGATGAATGTTTCTAACCCTGTGCTTAGTGCTATTTCATAATCTTGGAATGTTACCATTCTTTACCCCTTTATCCTGCACGGAAGAAGCTTATGTTTTCGCGCTTGCGCCATATGTCGTTTGTGGCATATCGCACTGCGTCAATCCCGTGATTATCTTTATCCGGATATCCGCTTATTATTTCCCCATCTTTGTTGCGCATATACTCGTAACTCAAGAACTCGTTTGCAATATTCGGACATCTTTTCGGGTCAACAATTATTTTGCTCATTGACTGCAACCATTTGTGCGAGTACTCAACGCTACCTTGACCCTTGACTGCACCCTTTGCTTTTAGTCCACAGTCCAGATATTCATTTACACTTTTTGGTTCTGCAGAATCACATATAATGACTGCCGCACCTTTTTTCTTTAACACTTCTGCTGTTTGCTTGTTGGTTGTTTTGTGCTCGTATATTTCGTCAAAGATATACAGCGTCATGCTTCCTTTGTGTAGATAACACGCCACCGCTGCAAATGGGTCAGGATACCAACCCCAGTCCGCACCCCAAAGAACACGGTCAAATTCTTTTATTTCCTTATCACTTATAGTTTCAGTTATAACATTTTCAAAAATGGTTGCGCCTGTTCCGGTAGCTTCACCATCGTATTCGTGCCTATAGGCTCTTTCGTTGGTTGCCAGCAAATGCTCTGCCAGCTCATAAAACGCATCGCCTAGCCATTCTCTCGGAGCGTGTTTGTAGTGTGAGTGATGCACTAATCTTCTTGGGTTATCCACCAACGCTTCCTTGTTGATGTGATGAGCTTGTGATATCGGCGTATTGTACGACCTGAATGTAATCCCTTCATCACCACCACGAAACGCTGATTGTTTTATGCTTCGTAGTGCAGCGGCTCCACGTATCTGATCAGCCTCCTCCACCCACAAGACAGCTATATGCATACCCTTTGGCGGTTTTAGCGATTTTATTTTGCTAGGCTCATCGCCGCCACGAAAATATATTTTCTGCCCTGTTGATATGCGTGTTATTTCCATAGGGCTTACTGTGCACTTAAAATGTTCCGATAACTCTAACTCTTCTATTGCCCAAACAATTTGAGCGTATACACTGTCTCTAAGGTCAGTTTTTAACTGCTTGACTGCTAATCCGCAAAAAGTAGGATTAAGCATAAGCAGGTCAACCATTGTCAAGCCGCAAAAAGATGATTTCAGGCTTCCACGTCCGCCGGGAAAGTCGTACTGACTATATTCACGGTTGAGGATTGAGCGATATATGTTTACCCATTCACTACCCAACACTCTCGCAGGCAGTCCAGCGTATTGTTGACCACCCTCAGTAAAATTCGCCCCGATTTCCGCAAACTTCAACTCTTTATCAACGATGATCCCGTAAGCTGTTGACAGGTCTTTGATATTGGTAAACATGTCAACATCTTCTGATTTTTTCTCGATCGCTGCTAATAGCTTGTCGGCAATCCGCTTCTTTGTTGCGTGCTGACCAGCCATGTGCTCAAGCGCTGATTTGGTATTTTCTATTTCCTTTTGTTCGAGCTTTCGCAAGTTTTCGGGATCTTCTTTCACTACTTTTTTGACCGTATAATCCGAAACGCCGTGCTTTCTTGCAACCCTCTTGTAATTTTGGCACTGCACAAAGTCGGCTCTGATTAGCTTCTTTTCTTCATCTGTTAGTCTTTTAGCCATTTCATCAGCTCCACAATTAAAGATCTCTTTCCGTAGCAATCTATGTAGTTTGTTTTGTGTGTCTCTCTGTCTTTTACATATAGTTTTACAAGGTTATGAAACTTTTGCTTCTCGTCGTCGTAGTACATAACAGTTGTTACTGTGATTTTGTATTTGCTTGATAGCTTCACAAGCAACATCTTTATGTGCTGATCCATATACTTCTCCACGTAAAAAGCACCCCGTAAGGTGCTTCGTTGTTGTTCTGGTTGCGGTGGGCGGATTCGAACCGCCAGTTTACAGAACATGAGTCTGTCGAGATAACCGTTTCTCCACACCGCGTTATTTGTGTTCTAAAATCACAAATACGCCCTCCGTGAAACGTTAGGCGTATCTGCTTTGAAAGAAAGTGTCCTGTAGGAAATCATGAGCAAATTTCCACAGTGCCAACTCTAGTCATACTCGGAATTATACTTGACATTTACTGTATGCACAACCCCTATAGCTAAATTGTGTGCAGATAAAAAAAGTTCACGGTTTGTTCATAGTTCTTCTGTGTTTTCCATGTCCTCAAATATCAATCCCGTGTTTACCGCCACCCTGTGTATAAAGCGACTACGCCAACGGCTTATTGTATTCCTGTGCGCATGTGGTGTTGCGTTTTTTGTCCGTGGGTGCTCTATGCTGCTTAACACCGCTTTCCTGTATTCTGTCGGCACGATCAGTAGCGCATCATCTATGGCTTCCATTTCCTGTGCTATCATAGCTCGTGCCATCCCTCTGAACTCTGTGCCACGGGTCGCACCTTTTCCGCTTTTGAACTTTACAAACAGCGAAGCGTCAACACCGTTGTTTAGTCGCTCTAACTGCTCTTTTCGGATGCTGTAGCAGCGGATAGTGTTTACCGTCCGTCTGTAGATTGCCTCTGGTAGCTTGTGCGGATTGTTTCTGACTGCTTGATATTCTTGCATCTTGACAACTGCCTCCAATATATAGTATCATGGTGTTGTCATAACTCTACATCTAGCGCACCCCGATTGATTGCCGTCAGTCGGGGTTTTTTCGTGTGCTTACTTTTTTGATAATGCTATCCTGTTTTCAAATAAAGCCTTTAGTTCTTGCAATCGCTCCGTGTCTTCAGGCGCATAATTGCCTCTCTGCGATAACGCCGCTTTGATTGCTTCGAGAAAGCAGTAGTCGCTTTTCTCTAAATCGCCTACTTCAAGCGTGACATTGCTTCCGTTTTCAAGTTTTTGCAATCTCGCTTCTATCTCCCGAAATCTTCTTTCGTGTTCTCCTAAAAAGTCCATAATTCCTCCACTTCCTCACATAGCCTTAAAATTATAAACAGGCTTAATGTGGCTCCCTATAGTTGCTGTGTCGTTAATGCTTGCAATAATTTCGCTCGCATCTTTATATGCCATAGGCGCTTCATCTAATGTTGATTCAGCAACAGTTGTTGAGTAAACGCCTTCCATTGCTTTCTTAAAATCTTCCATCGTCAATTCTTCTTTCGCCCTCATTCGAGACATGAGCCTTCCTGCCCCGTGTGGTGCTGAATAGTTCCAATCTGGATTGCCTTTGCCTACACATATAAGGCTACCATCACGCATATTCAGCGGTATTATCAACTTCTCGCCTCGTCTTGCCGATGTAGCGCCCTTGCGAATAATGTCGCCATCAATGAAATTGTGTGCCGATTCAATCATTGCTCCATATCCAAACTTCATATATTTGGCAATAGTCATCAATATAGTTCTGCGGTTTAGTTCTGCGTACCTTTGAGCAATCCGCATGTCGTTCATATAGTCTTGCGCATCTTGACCCGTTAAGTATTCAAGCCCCTTTGTTACCTTTGGGCGTGACTGGTCATATTCTTTTATTGCGCTCTCGATATCTTTATTACACCCCTCTGCTTTTAGCCTTTCGACAATCGCCGACCTGTCCGCAGAAACGTCTTTTAATCGCTTCGTTGCTAAATCTTGATAATAGTCCGCAATTTGCTTTCCGAAATTTCGAGATCCTGTGTGTACAGTAATGACAAAGTTGTACCACTCATCTCTACACAGCTCGATAAAATGATTTCCGCCCCCGAGTGTACCCATAGACCTAATCGCTCTATCTTTCACGCCTTCGCTTATTGGCATTCTTGCTCCATCAATCATTGACACAACTTGATCCTTTAGCTTTCTGTGTACCTTCTCGTGGACATTGAAGCCCGCAGGAATGTTTTTCTTAATTGTTTCATCAAGTTTTTGTTTTCTTATCCCCGTAGTGCTAACAATGTTAGCACCGAGCACACCACACCCGATATCTACACCGATGATATTTGGACATATCTTCCAATCGCTTTTGTTTTCTGGCAACTTGATAGTTGTGCCAATAACGCAACCTGCACCTGCGTGTACGTCCGGCATAATTCGCACAATCGTATTTTCGGTTATTTGGCTGTTTAGTGCTTCGACAATTTGTTCTTTTGCTTTTTCTTCAATGCTGTCGGTAAATACTTTTGCAGTTCCATTTTTGCCTTTTAACTCTATCATTTTGTCGCCCTCTTAATTCCAAAATCACGACCTTTTATTTTCACCATTCTTCCGTCAGGGTGATGCCAAACAATACCTTCAATATCTAAACCCGATAAATATTGTTTTATTTCCTCAAATGTTCGTGGCGAATCGCATAGCCTTTCGGCGGTTGCGTGTGATATGAGCACATGACCACTGTAACCTTCCGGATTCGATTGTACCTTTTCGCCACACAGCTCATATGTGCCATCTTCAAGGTCTGGACTTTTGTCAAATGCTTCAAAATGCCATTTGTATTTGTTGTCGCCACGCTTACACTTAACCCACCCCGTCCAGTGTCCTGTCGTTTCGTCTTTTTCCATTGCGGGTATAAAGCCTTCGGGTGGTGTTCTATTGCCTTTGGCGTCGTATCGTGCGTATATTTCGCCGTCTTTGACCATGCAGCAAGTGCCATCATACTTGCGTGTTGCTACACCTTCGCCGTTTATAACCCATTCTGCACCCGGCACAATTTCATCACGTACAAGCCCGTCTGTTTCATAGTTTCTTTGATATAGTGATATTATTTTTTTCATTTTTCACCTTTCTCTCCTGCCAATTCCTCAACCTCGTGTTCATGCGTTCTATCCATTTTGATAGTTGGTACATTTTCCATGTTATTTTCTTTTTAATCATTTATACATATACTCCTTGCCATTTGCTGAAATCTATAACAAAGCTCTTCCGCTTCCGTTTTTGGCAAATCCCTAAATTCCTTAAACAGCTCTAGCCTTATCAATCCGCACCGTGATTCCCAAAAGACTTCAAATATCAGCTCGCCTTGCCTGCGTTCATTTGGTGCTAGTTTTTCGGGTAGCCGCTTTGTCATAGATATCATTGCGTCCTCCTGTTCCGCTTATACATGTTCAGCGTTACAGCCAACATAGTTCAGGATTTGTTCAATGAAATAATGTCCATACTCATTAAACGTAAAATCAAAATCTTCATCGTCTTTATCGACAACATTAATGCAGTCATTGTCAACATAAATTGTGTACCTTTCGGGGTCTTGCTTGCATTTTTCCAACCATTCTTTTTCTTCGATTGTAAATTCCATAATTTTCTCCTTTCCTAAGTGTTGCTACCTTTAACATTTTCCTCTACTTCTAGCATTAGCGATTCGCAAGCGCAGGTTTCCGAACAAAAAGCATTGTCGCTCCCGTCTTGCTCTTCAAAATATTTCACCTGCAAGTAGTTGTCTTTAAACATATGGAAATAATTTTCAAGTTCAGCACCGCATTCGGCACAATATTTATATTTTTTATTCATAATCTATCCCCATTTCTCCCCGTATGTACTTGTGCATTGAATTTATGTGACTTTCTACAACGCGGACAAGGTCAGCATCTGTTACAAAACTCTTTCCAAGCCCAAATTCACTCATCAACTTTTTAGTATCAGTTTTTATGCGTTCAAACCCATCATTTAGCCTGCGATATACTGCCTGTGTGTCATTATGAAGCTTTTCGTCGTACATTTCCTTGCATTTTTGAAACTCTCTAAATTCTTCAAACTCTTCTGCCGTTGTTTTGATCGTTATTTTCACTGCACCCTCCTATTCCACGCTTTGACCGCCTTGTCCTTGCGCTCTTTGCCATCAAACGACACCCTCGGATTCTCTCTGTCTACCTCTACAGGATGCTTTGCCATCATGTTTCTCTTATCCTTATCCCGTGCATATGTAACATCAGCTTTTTCTTGATTTTGTACACGTCTGTATGATATCCCTTAACGTCTTCCACAATTCGCTTCCCGTTCTCCGTATACACAAAATCCGCTATATACGTTACCGCCCGTAATCCGTCTTGTTTTGGCACAAGTTCAAACTTAACTTGTCGCTGTAGCTCCGTTATGACCCTAGCACGCTCGAGTAGTAGCAACTCATCGTGTCGCAGTTTTTCTTTTGTGCTATCGTAGGTCACGCCGTTTGCTGTGACTTTTTTATTGCGGTATTTTGACCTTTTAGACTTGAGCGATTTGTATTCTTCGATTGTCATTGTCTACCTCATCATCTGCTCAATATCCGCTATTGCCTTAAATATAGGATATGCTTGCTGTGGCACTACTGCGTTTCCGAGTGCGGTAATTCTGTCCAGTCCTTCGGAAAGCCCATCATCGTTTCGTATATCGACACCGCCGTCGATATAGAGTGACCGTTCACCATCACGTAGTATGCTGTTCTGCTCTGCATTAAACCCCGTCCAGCTTTCGGTACAGTCAAGTTTTTTCTTAACGATTTCGCTAAATTGTTTTTGTTTGCCTTTATCCACCCCTGATGGCAACTCGCTGTTGGCGTTGGCAATAATAAACACTCTGTTTCGTCTATGTGGGGCTCCAGCTTGGTAAGCTCCCCACACTCCCCATGACGCATTGTACCCCAATTCGGATAAGTCTCTGAGAACTCGTCCAAAGAACCGTCCAAACTCAGTTGAGAGCAACCCGACAACATTTTCTCCCACAACCCACCGGGGCTTAATCTCGCAAATGACTCTTGCAAACTCTCCCCACAAGTCACGCTCATCACTAGAGCCTTTACGCTTTCCTGCAAGGCTATGTGGTTGACACGGGAACCCGCCTGATATGACCGTTGGTTGCACCCCCCCACATTTTGTTCTAAAAGACTCATTTGTGACATCTCGTATATCCCTCCACTTTGGTACGTCTTTCCAATGCTTGCACAGTATTTTATATGGAAAATCCGCATATTCGCATTGTCCGATTGTTTCAAACCCTGCCATCTCTGCCGCTAAATCCAGGCCGCCGATACCCGAATATAACGACATGTGTGTTAGCTCACTCATCTTTTTTCTTTCTCCCAAACACAACGCCTATGCCTATCATCAGTACTACCGCGCCTATAAAGCCTGCTATTACACCCAATATAAAGGGGTCAATTGTTATTGTCACCTTCTTTTCTTCCTTCCATTCAAAATTTGATCTCTCTGGAAAGTCAAGCATATACCAATTTGTCATGCGTTCTCCTCTCTCGGTGGTTTATGCGCTCAAATTCGTATACCCATACCCATGGATTGTTTAACCACGATTTATAGTCTCTTTTGTTGCCGCAAGTGTCTATCCATAGGCTCATAAACGCTCGCTTTTCGCATATCAACCCATTTGTGTCTATGCCCTCTTTATAGCAATCGCTGGGGTTTTTAAGTATATCGTGCAACCTCTCCACCCGAACACCTGTCACACGCAGGAATATCCGTGCTGCTTCTTTGGGCATGTGGATTGATGGTCGCCATTTTGCATCATAACCACATTCCCATTCTCGATATGCCGCACCAAACTTGTCGTAATCAGCTTTGTAGTAATACTGCCTTTTCGGCACTAAGTGCGTTTGATTCGCTTCATGCATCCACGTTTCACGCACATACAGAATGTCGCCAATGTTGTAGCGTGGTCTTTCAATTCCTAAACCTGTCATAAATCCAAGTGGATTCTTTTCGTTTCCGGCTTCGCCAACGGGTTTCCCGTCAAGTATCAGATTCGGTGCATGACGATACAGTTTTTTGATTACCCTACGTGTCTGTGTCTTGCGACCGTCAAGTATCGCTCGCACCATATCGGTTGAAAATAATATCGGTTTCACGCATCATCACCCCCTGTAAAACGTGCTTCGTCAAGCTCGAAGTTTATGCGACCTTCTTTTGATGTTATGCAATCAAAGCAAATGTTTTGCCCTATAAAGTTAATGTTATTTACTTTGGGCGTTGACGAGTGAATGCACATATTGCACGCACACCGAACTATCAGCTCCTCGCGCAGCTTCTCCGACCTTACTTTCCAGCGGTCACGCATTATCTCTGCTGAACTTAATTCCGACACCAACGTCGAGCAATCTTGTTCGTAGTCACTCGCTATCTCTCTCCAACGGTCACGGTCACCCTCCGCAAGCATGAGTGAACTGCTTATGATGTCACGCTCATTTTGAGCTTGCGTAACGAGATGTTTAAGGCGTTCGTTTTCCGCTTCCATCTCATCCAGTGCATCAAGTAGGGCTGGTATGTCCTGAACGTATAGTTGCATAAACCTGTAAGCCACTTCAGGGCGACAATATTCCATACCAGGTTCTGATGCTTCTTTGTGTCGATTCCGTATCGCTTCCCTTTGCTCTCTGTTCACTCGCTGTCACCTACTTTCATAAATCGTCAAATTTGGTTTGAAGTTCTTTCAGTCCGATTTCGTCTTTCGATGTCACAAGCTGCATGATGATTTGTGCCATTTCTTCATCTACAAAAACACTTATCCCCACGCCACAAACTCCACAATCTTGATGTGTGCTTTTATATATCTTTCCGCACCCATTGCAACACACGTCTATTTCCTCCGCGATTTCTAACGGGCAGTTTGGTATTTTCAATTGTCCGCCAATCACTTGTGTAACAACTATTTTGCGACCAGTTGCAGGACATTCCCATGCAGCGGCTTTATCGGATATCCTTTGAACATTAAGCAATGGACAATCAATACAACTCTCCGGCGCAGGGTCTAGCGTTAATGTTGCTATCTTACCCACTTGATTCACCCCCACTTCATTTGTAGAGATCTAAATCAGCCGGATGTATCGGGAAGATTTCTGGTACTATTTCACGCAAGCCGTTTCTAACAACTTTGAGTTTGTGCTCAAGCGTTGCAATCCGTGCTTCATTTTCGTTCAAGCCTAATTCAACCATCAACTCTGCGGCTTCATATGTTTCGTCACTCACATACGACAATGATCCAAATCCACTGAGTGAATACCCAATCAGCTGTGCAAATTGCTCTCTATCTTCGTTAGGAAAGTCTATCATTGCCAACGTGTTCATGTCTGCCGTACCGCTGTCTAGCAAGTATTTAACTATTGCATTTGCCTTAAACCTCAATGTTCCGTTCGCATCTTCTGCTATTGGTTGTATCGGGTGCTTGTTCATACCCCTGCCTCCTTGTTTAGTTCATCGCAACGTGCTTGCGCTGCTTCTCGGGTGGTGAAGTAGGTTTCGCCAATTTCGTCCTCGCTTATTGTTTGATGTAAAAGTGCGTATCTAACAACACCTTTTGGGTAAAACATCACATACCTGACTTTATTTTTAGCATCGACTATTCCCAGTTTACGGATTTCTTGTCGTGTTTTTACGTGACAGCACTTGCACTCAGTTTCTGGCATTAGTTTAATTTTTTCGACTATTCGCCATAACTCCTGCCCTATGTCATACTTGCTTTCAAACTTCATGATGCTTCACCATTAACCAATACAAGTTTCCAATCTCCGGCTTGATAAAGCGTCTTTGTTCGACCATCTTTGATCGTTGAGTTGTCCATCAAGACTATACTTTCGTGATTTACACTTGAATATTCTGGTATGTGTACCAAGGAGCTTTCCCGCATCACGCCGACATTGGAGCTTCCCCACATCTCGCCGACATTGGAGCTTTCCCGCATCACGCCGACATTGGAGTTTTCCCGCATCACGCCGACTTTGGAGCTTTCCCACATCTCGCCGACTTTGGAGTTTTCCCGCATCACGCCGACATTGGAGT